CCGGAGTGCCCACAAGACGACTTGATGAACTACAGCTCTGGAATTGTTTTTCTTACTATCCTTCTGTCCATCGTTGGGATATTTTAGACGGACAAGCCGGTAAGTATATAGGAAAAGATAAGAAATGGCATCCAGGTAAATATTTATTTACCGTTGACTTTGCACATCCAGACAGTAATATACTAGACACTGATCATTCAGAGATTCCGCACGAACATAAGTGCGCTCACATAATTGCCTTAGATGATGGTAATTTTGCAGCACAACCTAACAACAGATGTATATGGGACCTACCTTCTTTCACAGTGAAAGATAGTACTCCTGACTGGAAAGTGCAAACTTCTGAATGGAATGTAGAAGATAGCAGGGCTTGGCGTACTGAAGACACCGACAAGTTCTTCTATGAAATTGAGGAGAAAAAAAATGATTAAAAAAATGAAAAGTAAAGCTATGCATTACTGGTCAGACCACAAGATTGAATGTCTTGTGTTTGTCATTCTTGTTGTAGCTTATATAACTAAGTAATGCGTAATGAATATATTAGATATATTAAAAAAAAATGTAGTAATGGTTCCGGTTGTAGTATCTGTTATAGTCGGAACTTTTACAGGTGTTAGATATATTGTAAGTCTAACAGAGACTATTAATCAAAATCAAGCAGCAATTGAGAAAATACAAAAAACAGATTTAAAAAATCAAATCGGATACATTGCTAGAATACAAGAAAACCAAAGTCATCTATTATTAAACATTGAGACCAACAAAGGTAATACAATTGTTACCAATGATAAACTTAAAACAATGGAACAAAAAATAAATGAAATGGAACAAGATTTTAAAAATTTTTTAATTATGCGTAGTACATTAACGGGAGATAAATAATATGGAGTGTGCCAGTATGAACTATTATTTTACAGGTTCGTTAATTATAGCTTTTGTTATATTGACAGTAATTGTAGCGCCTTTATGAAGATAAGTGAAAATACATCAATAAGTATGCCTATGAAAAATATGCTAGCAATCATTGCTGGTGTAGCCATGGGTGTCTTTGCATATACAGAGGTCACATCTAGACTGACAAGCCTTGAGACATCAAGAGAACTATTCCAGGCAGACTTGCTCAAGAAATCAGAACAAAAACCCACGGACCAAGAACAATTTATGTTAATAGAATCGTTGTACGGTGATGTTGAAAAATTAACTGAAAACCAAGAACAAAATATGACTAACAAAGTTAATATAGAATTTTTAAAAACACAACTAGAAAAAGCATTGGCTGATGTTGAAGAATTAAAAGATAAGGTAAGAGCAAATGGCAACGGGACGCATTAATAAAAAAGTTTTAGAACATATTGCACAGATAAACAAAGAAAACAAAGCTGCGAGTCTAGCAAAAAATTTAAAAAAAGAAGTTGAAACTGGTAAGAATGGTACACAAAAATATGTACTAAAACAAGGACCTAACAAGGGTAAAACAATATGATTGAAGTTGTAGTTGCATTACTTATGATTATTAATGGAGAGATCAAAGAACATAGAATACAAGAGTCTATGTCTATGTGTTTAAAAGGTAAAAGAATTGCAGATCGTGGTGATAAAGGTGGTAATATTACTCATCAATGTATTAAATCTAAAGCAGAACTTGAGAAAAATATAGATGGATCTTTGTCTATAAAAAAGCTAATATTAGAGTAATGAAAGTATCAGCAGAAGTAGTAAAAGGCCAATGTCCAACATGTGAAGAGCATACTATGTTAGTAGGACTTACTAACCAATTGTATAGATGTATGAACTGTGGTTCTGATTTAGAGCAACATGTTAATGGTAAGATAACTTATCTACCAATTTTAAGTTGTTCAAAAGATAAAACAGCATTTATTAAACAGTGGAAAGATGGCTAAACAAAGTTTTAAATTCTATACACCTCGTGATAAACCCAAGAAACGTGGACCACGACAACATAAAAAAAATAAAAATAAGCAAGAAAAACGTCAAAAAAAACAGACTCGTTACAAAGGCCAGGGTTGACAAAAATCCTCCAATATCCTATATATAAGACATGAAAGAAAAACAATTAACAATAACAAGTAGTGATATTACTCAAAAACAATGGTCTCAGCTTATATTAGAGCTTAACCTAATTAAAAAATCTTGGTCTCAACATGCAACATTAAACATAAAAACACCTGGTTTAAAAAATATACTGGCACATGGAACAAGAACAAACTTTAAAGAAGATTAATAAGGTCTAAAGACATTGAGAAGATGGACGTAATAATATTACAAGATGGTCTTTATCATCTTTACCCAGTAACAAAAAGTTGGTTCATAGAGGTGACTTTACCAGAAACTATAGATCTTCTTAGTCTTTGTGATGTGTTAAGGAATGAGTTAGCAACTTATCTTAACCAAGTAAATAAACATATTATGAAAGATGGAAGTGGAGTCTTTTATGGCTGTATACAAAATTAAACAGACCTATCCCTAAGAGGGGAAATAATGTGGGATAGGTTCTTGGTGAGAAGATCTAACCCGATAACATAAATCAAAGATGATGTCAAATAATCTGCTGATAATCACAAGCAAACTTAGTAAATACTTGTTTTTCATTAACAAATTCTCTAGTCAAAGATATAATAATTTCTTCGCTGTGAGCGTATCCGTAAACAGTGCAGTCGTATAGGTCATTGAATTGAAACTCTGGAGTTGGTATTTTTATACATTCATTTCCAGGTACAGAACTACACATCCACATAAATAAAAAAACTTTTGTCATTGACAATCCTATATTATAACCTATATTAGGTACTTAACAATGAAAGGAAACAACATGACAGACATGAGTAAATACAAAAATGTTTCACTATCAAAAGAAACATACGCTACTTTAGATAAATTGTCCAAAGTTTTAGTACCTGATTTTCCAGGTGGAAAACTATCAATTGCTAAAACTATTCAATACATCGCAAACGAGAAAGTGAAAAAACTAAATGGCAAATTCAAAAAAAGTTAAGAAAGTATACGTTTGTCCTACCTGTAAAGGTAATGGCTACGTAAAAGTCGCATGTATTATTGAGAAAGAAGATATGATTCATCAATGCTGGGACTGTGATTCGCAAGGAGAACTTTATGATTATGGAGACGAAGATTTTTCAGATCTTAAAGGGGAAGGAATGTCTATACACTAATGATACCTGAAACAGACAAAGCGTATATTGCAGGATTATTTGATGGAGAAGGGTCCATACATATAAGACGTGGTATTGAAAAGAAAAAGAAACACAAAGGTAAACCTGGGTATAGATACTCTAATAGTTTAAGACTTAGCATGGAGATCACTATGACTGATCGTAGTGTTCTCATGTGGGTTCACCAAGTATTAGGTGTTGGTACACTGACACCTAAAAAAGTAAATGGTAAAAGAGTTGATGGCACACCTTATCTTAAACAATATAGGTGGAGATGTACATTTAGAGATGCATACTATGTGTGTTGTTTGATATGGCCTTTTGCACATACTAAATTACCTAAGATACAAAGAGTAATAGAACACTATACTGAACAGACATTTAAAGATAATGTTGTTGATTTAAAACTATACAAAGAATGGATGGGAAACAATGTTTGATAAATACATTTATAATTTTTTAATGTTTGTAAACCACTGGTCAACTAAATTGACAAGTTGGTCCTGGTGTAAATTATATAAAAATAAAAAGGAAGGCTATGGCTACAGAAAAAGAAAAGTTTGATGGTAGAAGTAGACCATCAAATGATACGTATCGTAAAAGATTTGATGAGATTTTTAAACCAAAGACTTTACATGAAGAACTTATGGAAGGTTTTAGAAAAGAACAGGAAGAATTAGAGAAAGAAGAAAAATAACAAACAACAAGGAGAAAGAAAAATGCAACATAATTTTTTAACAGAAAAAACTAAAGATTATTTAAAAACACTTTTTAAAGATAAAAATCATAGTGATTTTGTCAAGCGTCAAAATGAAAAAATGAAAAAAGCTGATAGTTTTTTCTTTTGTCTTCCATTGCAAAAACAAAATCATTTGAAAACTCAGTTTAATAAAATGTATGATTTTGATGCAAATATAACAAATTTTAATGATTTAAATAACAAAGATGTAACTAATTTACACTATCCAGAAACAGAATTCATTGACTACTCAGAGTATAGTAATGAAAAATTTTTTAAAAATGATCTTTTTTCAAAAGAATATAAAGATGGAGTTTTGCTTGTTAGTAATTGTAAGGTAAGTAAAACAGTTGGACAATTTGCATTTGCAATATCAGAATGTAAAAAGAAAAATACAGTTAATGGTAAAGTAATACTTTCAACTTATCAATCAAAAGAAGAATTTAAAAATCTAGGACAAATAGATTGGCAAAGTAAAAAATTTGATAAACAATTAATTTTGTATTTTGTTATTCCTAGTTTTTCAAAAAATAAAGCTATTAAAATTATTTTAAAAAATGATAAAATTAAAAGTCTGATAAATTATTTTAGAGAAAATAAACCTGTAAAAAATTCTAAAGAAAATATTTTATTCATTAGAAGTAAAGCTAGTGCGATAGATTTTCTATTAAATTTAAAAACTAAAGAAGGATATGATGCGTTCTATGGTAATATTAAAGATAAAAATATATTTTTAAAATATGGTTATGAGTCTGCATTAATAAGACTTAATAATATTGTAGCTTATTATGAAGATAGTGAACTAAATTTAAATTTAGATTTTAAAAAAAGAACAGATAATAAGAATATAGAAGAATTAAAACAAATATATCTTAAAGAAATATATCCTTATGAAGAAAAATTAGAACCGTACATGGCGCCTACTATAATAGATAAAGAAACACAATTAGCTTTCTATAAATCTTGTTTTTTAAAATTTATACTTTTAAAACATGCATGTGACTATAATACTTTATTAGATCAAACTAGTATTGACACAAAATATAAATCTGAGACAGATTGTTTGTTGTTTTGGAATAAAATAAATCTTTTTGAATTGTTTTTTAATTTATTTAATCAACACAACTCTAGATTAGCATTAAATCCAGAAGAAGTGGTAAATGATTTAGATAAATTTCACGAACATTTTCTTTTAGAAGTGGAACCTATTCCACAATTTATAAGACCAACCTTTAAAGAAACAGTTGAAAAAAATGATATAATTGATTTACAATATAACTTTAAAGAAAAACATATTTTACAAGAAGCAATTGATTCTAGCACGGGTTATTTAATGCCTTATGATGGAGTGTTTGAATTACTTCACGATCCTTTGTTTAATTTTATTAGATTTAGAGAATACGAAGATTTTATATCTATTGTCATATCAGATAAAAATGAAAGGTGTTTAGTTGAAGTTTTTGATAAAAATAAAGTTGATTTTAAATACATGTTATGGAATGATTTAAAACAAAGTCAGTATCATTCTGAAGACTGTGTGGACGATATTTACACTAAACTAGCAACATGTATCAGAGATGCTAAAGTATTAATAGAAAGAGACTCTACCATGCAATATCAAGGTAAACGTAAACCTTATGGTAGTAATACTGATTCTGTTTATCACGTATACTTTCCAAGAGTTAGATACAGAAGAAGCTCTGGTAAACAACAATTAAGGAAAGAAAAAGATTTTTTTAATGAGAGTAGAAAGTTTAGCGGAACTAGAAGACAACACACAAGAAGATTAGTAGCAGGTTATAAAGCAGACAAGAAACAATTACTATTAGCTAAACAAATGGATTTTTATGTACCAGAAGGACATACGTACGTTAAAGCTGCAACGTGGGGTGATAACATGACTAAAAGAGAGATTCGATATAGAAACACTGCTCTCAATGGTATATTTTATTTTGATACAAGAGAAATGTCGGAAGCACAGAAAATAGATAGGTTGGGTTCTGCGGGTTTTGAAGAGTATTGTTCAAAGCATCTTCAAAAACTAGGTTATGAAATTAAACACAGAAGAAACTATGATGGTGGTATTGATATCAGAGCTGTTAAAATTTTAGATAACATGGAAGCAGAAGATTTATTAGTACAGTGTAAACATTGGAATTCACCTATTCCTCCAGGTGCCATTAGAGATTTTAAAACTGCTTGTGATTTAGAGAAAACAGATAATAATAAAAAATTTATGTTTATAACCTCTTCTAAATTTAGTACTGGTGCTAAAGAACTTGCGGAAAAATTTGATATAATGTTAATAGATGGAAATGATTTAATATGAAAAAATCAAATAAATACAACTACATGGAAGGAAAACAGATCACGGACCCTGATACTGGAAAACGTGTGTATGAGATAAGTTCTTATAGACTTCCAAGTGTTACTACGATATTAGGCGCTACCAAAAATACAGAATTTTTAAAAAAATGGAAGGCTAAAGTCGGTGAAGAACAGGCAGAACGAATCAAGAATGTATCTAGTGCACGGGGCACTAGTATGCACAAATTCCTGGAATCTTATGTCACGGGCGTTGGTTACGATGATCTTACAGAACTCGGATGCCAGGCGCGTCCCATGGCCAATAAAATTATGGAGATCGGTCTTGCACCGGTTGAAGAGTATTATGGTTCCGAAGTTACGTTACACTATCCTGGCCTATACGCGGGCCAAACAGACCTTGTATGCTCGCATAACGGTGTTGAGACTGTTGTTGACTTCAAACAAGCTAACCGTCCTAAAAAAGAAGAATGGATCGAAGATTATTATTTACAAATTGCAATGTACGCAATGGCCCATGACTACGTATACGGCAGCAACATACAGCAAGGAGTTATCATGGTATGCACGCCTGACCTATATTATCAAGAATTCAAAGTTGAAGGACCTGAATTAAGGCGCTTTAAACATAAGGCTTTGAAGAGAATAGACATGTATTATGACCTAATGCATGACGAGAAAGAAAAAACAACACCAATGAAAGAAGAGGATTTTAATGTCACAAAGATGGATACCAATAAGAACTAACTCAGATTCTGATTTTGTAATAACAGAAGTTAGAAAATTAAATGAAGTAAAACTAAATAAAAAAGAGAAAAAAAGGAAACTAATAGAAGAAAATAGACAGAAAAGAATAGATAAAAAATTAAAAGAACAAGAAAAAGTATATAAAAATTTAGATAATTTAGATACTTATTACAAAAAAGTATCTTATCTAAAAAAAAGAATAGGTCTACAAACTGAATATTTGTCTTCTGTTAGAGGCAACAGAGTTTTTTCTGAAAAAATTAGAAAAACAATTTTTCTTTTGAATAGAAAATATAGCAAACCTATAAGAAAAAAAATAGCCATGAGTATTATAGAACAGCAAATGCCTTATAAATATGAGGTAAATTCAAGAAAAGTTTTAATAGAACTAATAAAATACGTAAAAGAAAGTCAAAATATATTTGATGAATGGTCACAAGATGTGAAAGATAGCATTAAAGAATCTAAAGAAATATTAAAGGAGATAAATCATGACAGATCAAACGAGATGGGGAATACCCGAAGTACACCAGAAGAATAAGGCTATAAAAAAACAAAAGGACCTTGTTTCAAGCGCCATGGAGTGTGTGGTCAAGATGGACGAATCAGGGATCACGGACCTTATGATAAAGATTGAGGCAGAATATGAGCGGAAGTATGGCGATAATGTGGCTAAGAAGTACATAAAAACCGTACTATAGTATTCTGTGACAGATTTTATTTATTTTTTTTTTATTTCAGAAATAAAGTGTACTAGGTGTACTTTTGGCTTAGAAGTGTTGGTATATATGACTTTAGGGTGGACACTTTATGGTACACTTTTTATTTTATTTAGAGATAAAGTGTACTATCAAATTTCGGTCCACGCGCGCGAATGTGTTTTTTAAAATAAAAAATCTGTGGTAGAATACTATATGAGAAAAAAACTGAGACGAATAAACAGTTATGACAAACCTAAAGTTGTAAAACAATTAGTTAAATTTCCATTTAAAAGAGTACGTATAGATTGGATTGATATTATCACAGAAGGTGGTTGGGGTAATGAAAAAGAATTTAAAAGTATGAAGCTAGCAACACCTGTAAGCGAGGGTTGGTTGTTTAGTAAAGACAAAGATACTGTAAAGATATTTTCTGGTTATGATGTTGATGATGATGGTTCTCTTACTTTTTCGGAGAGGTCTGTTTTTCCGACTTCGTGTGTGAAGAAGATAACGAAGATTCATTAGTAGGTGTCACATTTATTAGAGACCCGTAATCGTCTATTATCTGTTTCATTTTTGCTTCTATCTCTTGTTCTGATAGGTCCTCTAGTTTTCCTGTTTTTATTATCTTTCTATCTATGTATAATCCTGCTGCTTTTCCTCTGTTTGCTTCCGCGTTCACTGCTGAAGAAAATGATCCTTTTTTTAAAGCGGCCTCTCGAAGTCTAGCAAGTTCTGCTATGTGTCCTTCGTAAGACACTTCGTGTTTTCTAATTCTTTCCTCTCTTAACTGACCTAAATATTTTGCAACTAATGGAGACAACCTTGGATTACAAAGTTCTGATCCTTCTTGCCTTGCACGATTAGGACTGTAGCCAGCAGCAATTGCTGCTTCTGTTTGTGTCATTGGTCCTTCCGGTCCACCGAATACTAAAAACTCAGCGAATCGTTGTTGCATTTCTGTTAATCTTTTTGGTACACCCATATTGACAATTTAAGGTAACTATCCTATAAAGTCAATACATGAAAGTACATAGAAATACAGCAGAATTAGAAGAAATAATAGAAGGATACAAGACTCTTATACAAGAACAGAAGAAAGAGATATGGGAATTAAAACAAGTTGCATCAGAAAATGAAAAGAATAAAAATCTCTTGCAAGGTTATAAAAAAGTGATACAGGATTTGTCAAGCAAGCTAAGTCAAAAAGATTCATGAGAGTACAAGACCTCCAACTGTTTCTAAATAATTTTACAAAAGGCTCTGACGCAGTAAAGAATGCTGTCATCTTTGTAGAGATAAATGGAAAGTTACATGAGATCAGACGAATGGAAGTACATGAAAATGCTACTCCAATCATTGGTCAACCAGGTCATAGTGCACACAGATTAGTTTTAAAAACTGAAAAACCTTCTAAGCTTATCTTGCCAGATAAACTTCAAAAGGACTACTAATGCATGACAATGTTACTTTAAAAACCACATGGGACCAGAAGCTAAATTATATAAAAAAGTTAAGAAATCTTTTACTGGTTTTTCGCTTAATAGACTTGAAAATAGTAGCTTACTTGGTACTCCCGATATACTGGGCTATAATAGTTCTGGCCACTTTTTCACTATCGAACTGAAAGTCACTTCAGGTAACAAGATACGATTCTCACCACACCAAATAGCCTTCCATGTGAGGCATCCACACAATACATTTATCATAGCAGAGGCCCTTGGTCCAAGTACCGTGAAACTTTTCCGTGGTTCACGAATCATGGAGCTTGATGCTTGCGGGTTTAAGCTTGACGCTTGCTGCTTGGGGCTTGACGCTTGTCGCTTGATGCTTGAAGCGCTTGGCGCTTCCTGAATATAGGAGCGTGGTGCTTGGGACTTGAGACTTTAAGCTTGACCCTCGGATCATGCCGCTGCTTCCACTTGTGGTCGTGAAAGTACCAAACATATGAGGCCGTTCTAGTGTTTGCCATATTCTATTTTATTTCGTTTTCTCTGTTTATTTCTTTAGCAACATCTCTGAACCATTCTTTGTCTTCGTGATGCATATCTTCATATTCTTCTAGTAGTTCTTCAAAACAACCTTCTTTACCTTCGTATGGTGAAGAATAAAAAGAATATAACTTTTTATCATCATCACACATAACAACTTGATAATCAGAGTTAGTTAAGAATACATAACCGCTTGACATATTCATGGCAACTTTAACACCATCATTATTAAAGTCTGATGGTAAACCGTTTAATTTCCATGCTTCAAATAAATCTTTCGCCATGTCTTGTTCTCTATATCCGAAGTCTTCTAGTTTTTCTGTGTAGTAGTTCATTAATCTTTCTCCTTTAGTTTATAGGATACAATATCATTATAATGTTTCCTTGTCAAGCTTGCAGCTTGACGCTTGGCGCTTGCTGCTTGTCGCTTGTAGCTCGGTCCCTGGTCCTGTAACCAGCGCCAGTGGTGCAGCAGGATCTGTACACTTTCAGATCCTGCTCTGTTAGTCTTACTCATCTTCATTGTCATACTTTCTGTAACGCTCCGCAGTCTTAGCCTGGTCTTCCTTCACCAGCCGAAGCACCTCTTCCAATGCATCCGCTATCCTTACCAGCGAATTACTTTGTATCTTTTGTTCTGTTTCATTATCCATAATTATTCCTTTCTAGTTATGTGTTGCAGGGCAAGTGCGGGTAGCGTTAGCATCCTCGTGTTATCCTGCTTCTGGTATCTAATTTTTCAACCAACTTAAACACAAATACATCCTACATTATCCCTGAACCATTGTCAAGCGTTGCTTGAAGCTTGAGGCTTGGCGCTCTACTCTTCTCTTCTTTAGAATGATTCTTAGAATCATTCTAAACTGAATTCTATGATCAGTCACTATGCTACGTAGGGCGGACCGGTCATTCTAGAATTTGCGGTCTGGTGCGCATCACTACCTCGCGACCCTTGTTATAGTGTTATATCTCCACAGTCATTAATGACTGATCCCAGGTCCAGTATCTTATGGCAAACGAATTTCTCCGGTTGGATCTTCCAACGCCATTTCCAACATACT